CTTTTTCTTTTTGTTTCCAACTACCATAATACTTTGAGAGTAAGTCCTCGCCTGCCTTATGCACCCTTGATCTTTTTGGCTTAGGCTTTGCCTTTAGTCTGCTCTTCTCTGCCCTGCCACGGTTCTTCTTCTCTGATTCAAAGCCTACTATCTTACCACCTATGTGGGATGCATCTAGTCCATCACCGTTGCCGTAGGTACCCTTCTTACGGTTGTACCTGTTTAGCTCTGCACGCTTTGCCTTCTGGCTAGGCTTCTTGTTGAACTTCTTGTCGTACTCAGCTTTATTATACATTACTTTTTTGGCTTCGCATACATTCCACCTAAGAATCCTTTTTTTCCGGGTGCTTTCTTTTTCTTATACATTAGCAGTTCCATGCTCTTAAAGATTTATTGATCCTTGAGTTTGGATCATTTGCTGTCTTAGCTGACGTTAGTTTCTTTTTCATTCCTCCCATTCTAGCACAGAAAGATTTTCTTCTAGGGTTGCCTACTTTTTTACTAGGAGCTTTAAGTTTACCACCCTTGTATGATGCTCGTCCTTTTGCATTTAATCCTCCGCTAGGACTCTTCCCTTCTTTTCTAGTCCATGCGGGAGATGCTGGAATCTTTGATTTGTATTCAGCCATTACTAATCTAACATATCGCCATATAACTTTCGATCAACTGATGTTTCATTATCTGCAGTAGGTTTCTTCTTCTTCTTCTTAGAGGCGAATTTTTTGTCCACCTCTTCGTCATGCCTTTTCTTCCACATTTTCCAGTGGTTATTCCTCATTTTGTCTGTACCCCATTTCTTTGAGTTGTCCCCCCTTGCAGAATTTAATCTATCAAATTCTTTATCTGCTGCAGCTTTTAAACTTTTTCTAGTTTTTGTTTTACTATAATGTGCCATTTTACTCCTTTATTATAAACTACGGTTGAGTACGAATCCTGACTGGTTGCGGCCCTCAGATAGTGCGCCGGATGTCATTCCTTCCATTGTACCTGCTTGTGCTACATTTTCCAAGAACTTCTGTCTGTAGAATCCTGATTTTTCTGAGTTACGTTGCTGTGACTCCTTTAGGTATGCACGTTCTAGTGCTCCCCATACTAGACTTTCATGCCAGTACGGTGCTACCTTTGGACTTGTTGAGTCTGTTTCTAAAGATATGTCTAGGGGGACACCTCTTACTTTTAACGACTGAAAGACCTTAGTGGTTGCATCCTTGTCTCTGTACAGGTCGTTAGTTGCTTTTGGGAGGGGGTATATTCTGAATGTGGTAGATGTTCTGTTGTTGAAGATTACACCTTCTATTGGACCGCTTTGTTCACGCCATCTAGGTGTATTGTCTGTAGTTGTTACTGTTGAAGAAAAAGCACTAGGGTGCAGTCCCATAGAGGACTCAAGCATAAAGTGCCTGTTACCATTGCTACTAGCCGCAGCATTTAGCTCTGACTCAGTAAAGATAGCTAGTTCTCTACCATCAAGGCTGACTGAGACTATCTCTGCAATTGTAGTGGGGATTGTAAATATTGGGCCTACTCTAAATACAGAGACACTGGAGTCTGTTACACTTCCTGCAGTGGTTACTTTGTACGTTATAGTAGTTGTAGATGGAACAGAAACAATGAATGTACCAGTGTACTGGCTAGGAGCACCATCAACAACGTAAATAGCATCGTCTTCTGCGTATCCATGTGCAGTATCAAATGTTATAGTTGCTGTTTTACTATCTGTAGAAAGAGTACCTGTCTTAGTAGCTTCTCCTATAGTAGTCCCTGACGATCCATTAGTCGCATAGCCTTCTACCTGTGGATAACGGACACGCCTTGTAAATTCGTTTAGAGCATCATTTATATAGGTATTTATTTCGCCATCAGTCCAGTGCCTATTTGCTGAGTCTTGTAAAGCAGCTTCAACACGTTCCCGTATTTGTTTTTGGTTCATTAATTTTGATCAAGGTCAATCACCTCATGACGTTCTATCGCATCTTCTACATCTTCTTTCGTAATTCCCTCAGAGGAGCTATTAAACTCTGCTCCTGCCTTCTTTCCAGTTTTAGGCCACTGTATTACCCTAAAGTTAAATCTTCTGTTAGAGCGGGCGGTAAGACCTTGAGAGAGGTCACGTTGAAAGTAATCGGTTGATACAGCATCATTCAGTATGTTCATGTGTTGGAGTGGTACAATTCTATTAGTACCCCTCGGTATAACGATAGTCCAGTCACCATGTGTTACAGGTACTGGTCCCATCTCTGTGTTGTCATGTCCATATTCTATGTTTATTACAGCAAATCCTTCTGGTACTGTATCCCCCTTTGTATATTCTGCCGCCATTTTCATACCGTTAGGTAAAACGACAAACTTACCTTCGCCTGCAGGTGCATAACCTTCATGTCTCTTCTGGTTAGGCAATCCTTCGCTTGGTAATAGTCCTCCTGCTACTGACATAGTATTCCTTTATATCTCCGTTGTTAGAATGTGGGTGACACTACGCCACCCACTACTGAATTATCCTGTTACAGACTTGATTGTTCCCAAACAATGTTTGCATCAAAACAGTACTGTACCCACCAATGAAATACTCCTGCTGTTTGAGCATTTGCAAGTACTATAGTTCCTACTACTGGAACAGTCTTTTCTCCTGAGCTTGACCACTGACCTGTTGTACTAGGCGCAGAAGTATAGGAGGCACTACTTGTTACGGTAGGAGGCATTCCCATTATCTCAACACCAGAAGTAACTGTAGTTGCTGTTCCTGCAGAGTTATTACCGCCGGGTCCAGTATAACCAGCTACCTTAAGGTTTACCTGTGCCGCATAAGCATTAGGATCTGCAGCAGCGGCTACGTTTACCATAGCTGCATCAGTTTGTAGTGTTCCGGCAATGTGACCAATTTCAAATGTATTGGCTCCTGCACCAGCAGCAGCATCACTAACTGCAACAGCAAAGCCACAAATACGTGCTTTTGCTGGAACATAAACAACTCGCTGGTATGTAGCGGCTGACCATGTTGCACCGTCTGCAAAGTTTACTGTATCAACTGCCGACATTTGAGGGGCGTTGACAATATTAGTTAATATAGAATCCATATCTATTCCTTTTAATTAAATGTGTAAACCCCTCCCATTAGAAGGGGTTATTGTTTACTAAGAAAGTTTAGTACAGGCTACTTCTAGTCTATACATATACAAATCTTGTAGTATGATACATGAGTAGAATGTATCCCATGCTACTGTACCACGCTGTCCTAGTGGATCACCGGGTCCGGGCTTAGGCATAACAACCTTAGAACGGAGCGAATCCATTCCACCTAATGTCGCACAACCAATTGCGTCTTCTCCTAGAATAAGAACAGGATAAACGTCAATTACACCACTTGTGGCTACGCAGTTAGCGTGACCGTTAGTGTCTCCTGCACCTTTAAATGGAGTTGCCTGAGTTGTGGTAATGAAACGTACACCTTCTACGCCACCGATCTCACCTTCGATTGCATCACCTTGATCAGAGTACTTCTCTACGGCTACGAAGCCCGGAAGTGCCTGAATATCTTGACGTAAGTCAGGATGGCAGATTGCAATGAATGATTCACGGATTGGCTCTGTAGCGATACCAACGGATGCCTTCAACTTTGACTTAAGTTTTCCTGCATCGTTGTTCTCTAGAGTACGGATTGCTGTTTGAATTGGACCTAGTGTAGCGTTAGCACCGGGGCTGTTTGCCGCTGTAACTGCTCCACCAATGTGCATGTCTATGTCTGTACGAGCAGATGCACTTGTGCCAACATACTTTACCTGTGTTCCAGCACGAAAAGCCTTATAACTAAGGAAATCGACTGTCTCACCTGCTTGTTGGGCTTGTCTCTCAGAAATCACCTTCAAGACTGGATCAGTAGATGCTGCCAACATTACGTCAGTAGTATTTACATATGAACCATACTGCTTAAGCGTGTGCTTAAGAGTGGTGTGCTCAAGACTTACAAAGTCTGGAGTTACACCTTCTGCCATTGGGGTGTCAACGACTGGGAATCGCTCATATCTGCGATGCCGAATCTCAAGACCCGATTTCTGTGGTTTTGTTTCTTTTTGTGCGAATTTCGCAAATGTTAGCAATCGCTTTGCAATTGGTAACATCTTCTTCTGTATAGTGAACGCATCATTTTTACTCAAGTCACCGTAAGATGATCCTGAAGCTGATCCTGTTCCTCCATAAGCTGCCATAATTTACTCCTATCTTATTGTTAGTCGGGAATTACCTCCCATAGTTCTTCATCGGACATATTGTCCGTATTTCTAGTTTTAACGGGTGCGGAGTTACCTAAAAGTCCTGTTGCTGCGGCTCTTTTAGACTGTCGCTTTGCGCTTGCTTTGGGAACTGCTTTCTCTGGTTCTTCAGAGGGTCGCCATGCATCCTGACCCGATTGGGTTGAAAGGAATAATTCCATTACAGAAGAGTGATCCACTGGGTCTGTTGACTCAGTCATCATCTTTGTCATTGCAGGACTACCTAATACAAACGCCTGAAAGTCAGGATCTTTGTCTATATCTCTGTAGTCTTCTCCTACGTTATCTACCATATACTTCTCAT